AGATAAAGATGGATTTATCGAAACAAAAAGGTTATATTTAGAAAAAGGAGTAGCTCAGAGAATGAGATTAGATTACGAAGGAAGTTTAGATTTTATAGAAACATCCACACTCCCTTTAGAAGGCGAAGAAAGTAATCAACAAAACTATACTACTAATACTATACAGCCAGAAAAATGGGAAGGAATTCCTCAGTCAGCAGGCAGGGTAAGGTCAGTTTTATTTAGGATATTTAACGCAGATATTATTAAAAAATTTATATTAGTTTTTAAACAAAGGATAAGAAAATAATGGGATTACCCACAACACATCAGTTTTCTTTAAATCCAGATAATCCATCTGAGGGGCCAATCTTAGTAGTTGATTCTCTTGAGTATCAAAAAAGTTGGCACACAAAAAATTTAACACGTTCGGAACAAGCTCGAGTTTTTGATGCGATAGATTTCGCAATAAATATAAGTAACACAAAAACAACTACAGAAAATATTACTATTGGAGATGCTGGAATTAGCGTTGCTGTAAGTCGTACGGATGCAGAGACAAGAGCTATGATGGATGCTATTAAGCTAACTGAAACGGTCGACCATGCTTATAGAGACACAACTAATTTTAGTGCTGTTATAAGCTCGTTCATACTTGCTGATCAAATAAAATACACTCACCATATACCAACACACCATGATTCACCTTATAGACTTGATTATGTTATTATTAAAGATAGTGTTGCAAAAAAGCATCTACAAAATAGTCATTCAGAAAATAATCAATGGCCTGTAGCCAGCACCTTTGACACTATTAACATTAAAGATATTATTAGGGTTGAGTTTATCACTAAGACACAAACAGTAATTGGAGACAGTCTTTTGATAAGAGAAGATACTGATTTTATTCATATGCCTGATTTAAAAGGATTAGTGTATCATATTGACTATGAAAGTTTTACAAAGTTTATTAAATTAAATCCGAAGATAGCGTATAATTTAAGCTATGGGTCGGAACTAGTTAATAAAGTAATATTGCTTGATCAGGAGAACAAAATCAAACAATATCCAGGAGAAAGTTATGAAGAAGAGTCATACTTAGAAACAAAAAGTTTTTATATAGAACATGGTGTTCTTCAACAATTCCTTATTGATTATGAAAAAGATCCTGCTGTTATAGATAGATTTGAAAGTTTAGTTAAGAATGCTGATACCTCCACAATTGGAAAGGTTGATTACAGTAATTTAACTGCAAATAAATGGGTAGGAATAAAAAATAATCGATCAAGAGGATACGCTTTATCATTTGTAATGAGAAACTTAACTAAGATTAAACACATGATTTTAAGATTTAAAACAAGATTGAGAGGGTAATTATGCCAATACCATGGGCATTAATAGGGGCTGGAGTACAAGCAGGTGCTGGTATATATAGTGCATATCAAAACAAGCCTAAGAAGTCAGATTATGAAACACAAGCTAATACTAAAGGAATGGATAGATATTTAGCTTATTTAAAAGGGAAAAGTGCAGGGGATGAAGTAACGCAATTAGCAATGAGACCACAACAAAGAGCTATTGGTCAACAGACAGCCCAAGCAAGAAGAGATATTCAAGGATATATGGCAGGACAAGGAATGGAAGGTTCTGCTGCTGCCGCTCAAGCACGTCTAAGTCTACAACAACAATCTGCTAATCAGCTAACAGGCGCATTAGAACAAGCTACAGCTTTACAGATGCAAGAGAGAAGACAGCTTGGAGATAAAGTTGCCCAGGTATCATCAGATAAAGCTCAAGCTATAGAGGACGCTAGAATAAGATCAGAAGAAGCTTATAAGATGGCTCAATCTCAATGGAAACAACAAATGAATCAGGCCGTTGTGCAAGGGTTAAGTGGTGTAGCCGCAGCAGGATTTAGCACATTACAAACAAATCAAGCAAATATGCAAGCAGCACATCAAGCAGCTCTTGCTTCTGGAGCTATTGATCCTCTGACTACAATGGATCAATTTAAGACAAACTATGGAGATAGCGGTTTTGCTTCTCCGCAGGCCTACGCAACTTCCTTGGGAGCGCAGACAACTAACCAAAGTATTATAGCTCAAGGTTATGAACACCTAGGAGAAGATAAAACAAATGAATTATTAAACGCAGGATATACCCATCAAGATATACAAAAAGAAATAAATTATTCAAGACAACTACAACAATCATATATAACAGAAGGAGTAGGTTCTGGAGTTATAACACCAGATAACATGGGTTCATATTTTGATATGTATGGTGGTGGAACAGGCATAGACACAGGAGCAGGAGCAGGAACAATTGACACAACTACAAATGAAACTTTTGAAGATGGTGGGGTTTCTGAGGAAACAACAGAAGATTTAACTACCACTGTTTCAGAGGAGCCTGTTTCAGAGGAGCCTGTTTCAGAGGAGCCTGTTTCAGAAGAGTTAATACTTCCAGGAACTGGTGGAGATCCTTTAGGTGGAAATCCTTTAATAATTCCAAATGTAAGCGGAGTAATTGAACCGCCTCCTGGATCAGGAATAATTTCATCTGTGGGACAGGGCATAACTCCTGATAGATTGAAAAATATAGTAGGTGGCAATTTATCTGATCCATTTAGCGTATCAAATCAGGCTAACGTTAATTTTTCTGTACCTACCCCACAAGATTTAAAAGAAAACTATGAGAGGGAAGTTATCACTGAAAGATTGAGAGAAGGAGGGGTAGCTGCACCATTAACCATGCAGCAGCAGATAGACATTAACAAAAAATTGGAATCAGCAAGAGCGGCTGATGCTTTAGCTAATGTGGGTGTTGAGCCTTTAGATGAATCTCAATATATTGATGATGCAATAGCAGCAGGTGAGTCCGAGCTTCTGACAGGAGAATCCGAAGAAATGCCTGGAGCTACAACAGATTTAGAGACAGGATCTAGAGAAGTTCCTCCACAACAGATTGAAGAAATTAAACGACAGGAAGATCTTGAGAAGGAATTCTTAGAATCCGAAGAAATGCCTGGAGCTGCAAGACCAGAAGATGAGTCTAGAGAAGTTCCACAAGAACAGATTGACCAAATTCTAAGGGAACATGATTTAGAGACTGGAGACACTCCAGCACAAGAAGAGCAGATACAGGAGCTGTTGAATAGTCTTCCTGCTGGAGAATATCCTGAATTACAAGAAAGCATAGAGGCTGCCGAAAGTGTTCCTGAAAAACGTAATATAATTCAGAAATTCCAAGATAAATTAAAATATATAAAAGAAAAGAGAAAACATAAACGAGAATCAAGGAAACAAGCAAGAAGCGAGAAAGCTGCTCAGGAGCTGAGAGACTTTAGAAAAAAACAGCTCAAAGAACAGTGGCATCCATTAGGAGAGGGATGGGAAGATGAAGAAATGGAAATAGAAGATTTTGATATTCCTGATATTAAAACTCCTGATACTCCTGAAGGCTGGGATCAGTTTGAAAAACAGTTAAAAGATCTTGAAGATCAAAATATAGACGATATTCCAGAACACTTAAGAATAGCTCATATGGATAAAATAAAGAAGATGAAAGAATACATGAAGAAGAAAAGGAGAACTTAAATGAGCAATGGCCCAACTAACACCGCCCAAACTTCAAACTTAAAAGATATCACAAAGATATCTAAGACAGATTTCTTAAACTTACCTCTAAGCGAACAAATGAAGTATGTTGATCGAAGCAAGTTGAGCGGCATGGTTTCTTCAAATAAAACTAGGAATGCATTAATGGTTGAATATGGGTCGCAGGTAGCAGACGAAATTATGAGTCTTAATATTTCAGATAAAGATAAAATAAAGTACGCCAAAAAATACCAATCTACTAATCAGGTTGATATGAACAATGACTTTAATTTTGTTTACAATTCACTTCATAATGGAACTGGTTTTTATCCTATTGGTGAACAGCCTGCATATGATGGCCTTACCGCCGATGATTTTTATGAAAAGTATGCTACTTTGCTTGGCACTTTTAATCAGTATGAATCAGCTAGTTTTTATAAAATGTACTCTGACCTTCAAAAATTTGAAACAGAACAATACAAACATGAGGTTAAGATTGCAAAAGATTTAGATACAGTTAACGAGGAATTTCATTCAGATGTAGAAGAACAATTTAAAAGAGTAGGAAACATACAAGAAGTGAACGACATATTTCAAACAGTTCTGTGGACAACAGAGAGTTTTTTTGAGGGGGGAGCGCCTGGTGACCAAACTGATATAAATCTTGATGTAAGCACATTAAAGAAGAATCTTAATGAGGATTTAGCAGTATATGGAGATGTTAATACATCTGCATGGATGAATAGCAAAACTGGAGAATACCATGTTCCAAATTTACACACTATAAAAGAATATGAATCTATCCTAGATAAAATTGTGAGTAGCGATAATTTTGTTATACCTACAGGACATGGAGGCGATTCTTGGATGATGGAATATTTAGGAGATAATATAGATCCAGCGATTAAAAAAGCATTTCAAACTGGAAACGAAGAGGCAAAAAAGATTGCATGGAAAAAAGCAATGCTAAATAAAATTGTGTCAGCTAGGCAAAAGTTATATGGTACAATCCCATTAGCTCTTGTAGACAATAACGAGTTTAATACACTTCTAAAAGAAGACTGGCAACAAAACTTCAAAGGAGTTGACAATGATCCATTTCTTAAGTATAAGAAACAACCTAATCAAGATAACAATGCTAACAGTTATTTGAATCAACCTACCCCAGAAGGCTTAACAGGAGAAAAAAGAAAGGCATGGTATGATCAGCATGGCTGGGAATATGACTCGACTATTGAGGTCATTGAATAGTGTCTGAGGTTCGGAACCAACTTAAGTATACACTTCTACCAGACGGAACTGTTCCTGTATTTTTAAATGGAGGTCAGGACGAATACCGCATACCTGAAGAAGAGCTTAAAGGTTTTATTAACTACTACGGAAATTCTAAAATAACAGCTGGAACTCAGTGGTTTGTTCCGCAACAGGATGATATGGGGAACCAGACATTCGATGAATATATTATTCCAGCAACCGATACCACTATGTTTAGACAACAAAATCCCAACGCTCACGAGGGTTTTGTTTATGGAGATCAAAGCACTATTTTTTCTGCCATTAGAAATAATGTTCCTTACAAATTAGATTCAACCCAAAAAACAGCAACCGCATTGTATCTTGCCAACCATAAAGAGACTGGAGAATACCCAGATGAAGGAAAAATAATCAACTTGGCACAAGATGTAGACGCTAGGTATAAAGAATATATGGCTAGTATTGAAGCGTCTCAGGAAGGCACAGAGGGAGAGCAGCCAGTTATTACTGAAGATCTCTTTGATAAGTTTCAATTTTATCATCAAAACGACCCAGAGGCGTTTGATAGAGCAGGTTTTATTGGGTCTGTTATTTTATCAGACCAGGATCTGCAATTAATTGCAGATCACATCAGCGGAAAAGAAGTTTCAGAAGCTGAAATTGAGAGAATTCAGAACAAAGGAAAAATTCTTGATTTTAAAGGAATTGAAGAAGAGAATAAAGGAAAGTCATATGGTTCAAGGTTTCAATATGCATACATTTTAACAGGTAAGGAGTATGATCAATTAACTCCAGACGAAAAATATCAAGTAGATTATCTTATAGCCGCTGAAAGGTTAGATTCCGAATATACATATTTAAATGACACCGAAAAATTTACATATATGTTTGACTGGGTTTATGCGAAAAATCAACAGAGATATAATAAAGATATAAACCCTGATGCAGAACCTAAAACTCCTTATGAGCCACCATACCAATATTCAAATACGGATCAAATTAGACTTGTCATGCCAGCTAAGCCTGCTGTGTATTATGATTGGCAAGAAATTGCGGATATGACTGAAAAAGAGGTTATGGATTTTGCCTGGAGAATGGGATGGGATGGTGCTATAGACATGTCCGAAAAAGATTATCAGGACTTCTTTTCCGATATCACAGTCGAAGGTGCCACTGGCAGATTACCATTTGTTGGTGGTCTTGCTGTGGGATACGAAGCATGGCAAACTATTGAAGCAATTGAGGCTTTAAAGGATCATAACGAAGCCGTTGATAAATATAATCGCTATTTATCAGATCTTGCAGAGGGAAAAAATCCAGCCAAGGTTCCTAACCCTTATAATCAAATAGATGGTGTTGATACCTCTTCAAAACATATTGATGCGGATCAAATAATTATGCTAAACCAACTTATGATGCACGCTGAACGTGGAACAAGTATTGGATATGATATACTAGATATATTAGCTGAGATTCCAGGCTTTGCGATAGAAATAGGAGCTGCTATAGGTACAGCTGGGACCTCTCTTATTGGTACTGCTGCTGAAGAAGGAACTAAACAAACCGCTAAGCTAGCGTTAAAGACAATGATAAAGAACTATTTTAGTAAGGCAGCCACTAAATTGGGTCTAGAAAAGTTAATTCAAACACAATTCAAAGGCATGATTCCTACATATGTTCTCAAGGGAGGACAATGGGTAGTTAAAACTGGAAAGGTATCTGCCAAAGCACCGTTTTCTCCTTATTTCTGGAGTAGATGGATGGGGATGGCTTTCGAGGATTACGAACATAAAGATATTCTAACTCTTCAGATGAAAACACAGGATGGGACTTACTTTGACCCATCAGTAGCTGAGTCTGTTGTGGACTCCTACATCAGTCTTACTATGGAAATTTTTTCCGAGCAAACAGGAGAAAAAATAATAGGTGGCTTAACAGGTATGGGCAAGTACGCAAAGGGATACTTTAGTAATGCTAGTCAGAAGTTAATGGAACAAAACATAACGAAGTCAATCATGAAATCAATCGCCAAACTTAATCCTAATATTAGTGGCGCCAGGTTAAAAGAATTAACAAACAGAGCCACCGATACAATAAATTGGTTTGCCACTAAATATAATAAAATATATGGGCCTGATACAAAACTTAGAAAATTTGCCAAGAAAGGTTTTTTTGGTAATCCAATTGAGGAAATGTCGGAAGAAGAATTAATAAAGGTGATGAATGTTACTATTGATAAACCTATAGAGGATGTGTATGCAGAATGGAAGAAAGAAAAAAATGAATCAGGAGAGGATTCTTCAGTGGAAAGGTTTATGTCCGATATACAAAGCAACTGGCTTCCTGCGTCACTAGAAGGTAATAATCCAGGGTATCTTGGTGGCTTAATCAGGGACGTAGATAATTACGAATATCATTTCCCAACAAAGAGAGAGCTTGTAACACAGTTTGCAGCATTTTCTATACCAGGGATGGTATCTGAAGCTATAAGCACTCAAGAGACTACAAGTGAATTAAATGCACTTAAAGTAGGATTTCAAGATTCTAAGGTAAAAACAGAGTACATAGATAAGATGAAAGAGAGAGCTAATAAAGGTATAGCAAGTGATGCTGAGATTGCTTTCCTTATAACAAAAGGAGAATGGGACATTGATATAGAAACTATGTCAGAAGATGATATTGGCCAGACAATTAGATCTATTGGTTACCTTACAAACGAAGAAAGAATGGAGTTAGGTCTTGATGATATAGAGCTAAACAATAGACTGGTTCTGCAAGCACTAAATACTACATTAAGTGATCTTGAAATTGTTAAGGGCAGGAAAATAAAAGAGGCACCGCTAACATATTCTGAAGATTCAGGTGTGCTTGAAGACCTTCAGTCAGGAAAAATTAACCTAAGGACTTCAGCAGGTATTAATGTAATCCCTATGGAAGAGCCTATAGTGGACATGGATGGTAATATGGCAGCAGCTCACTATGATGTGGACACAAACACCATACAGGTTAATACAGATGTTCTTAGAAATTTACCTCAAGGGAAAGGAACCGTAGATAATCCAGGAACGGAAAGAATTATAACTCATGAAGAGGCTCATGCTATGTATGAGAGCTTAAATGAGAATGAGAAGGAAATGGTAACTGAAATGTATGATGCCCTTCCACAGGAAGAAAGAGCTATGTATGAAGAAAAGTTTCCAACAATCCCTTCATATAGAGCTTCAGAATGGTTTGCTGAACAATGGCAACAAAAAAAGTTAGATGGAAAGGACACATCCCAGTTAGATAGATTCTTTCAGTATGGCGCCCAAGCAAGCAGTCAGCGTGGAATTGAGAATTTACAGACGGCATTTGGCCCAGGTATGGCAGATGTTATAGATTACTTTCAAAAGCTTGACCCAAACAATACACAGGTATACAACCAAATAGAAGAAATAAGAACTGTAATGGATGAGGTGGAGCAAGCTAAGGCTCAAGGAAACCAAAGAAAGGCAGAACAAATACTGCAACAGTTGGAAGCTCAAGGGGATAAATTGCTAGATACCGAGACTGGGGAGAGATTAGGCCCAGAAGAGGTAGCTGTACGTGGTAGAAATGAGGCTATAAGTGTAGGGGATGTAATAAAAGATGTTATCAGTTTATATACAGGGTCAAACCCTGGCACTGTAATAGAAGAAAGGGCTGAAACGTGGTATAAAAGACAAGAAGGTAAGAGTAATACCTTTACTAACTTTATTGCCTCTGAAAGAGCTAATTATGAGAGTAAAACAGGGGAAAAAACAGGGGAGTCAGATTTAGAATGGTTCTCTACCTTAGCTGTTGATTATGCTTTCAGTGGTAAGACTGATGTGCCTGTAGGTAAAAAATTACTTAATATTCTTAATAGCTTTAAAAATTATTTAAAAAGTTTATTCAAAAGAGGTGAAGAGTTTGCTGAGAAAGTAGACAGGGGAGATGTTAGTCCAGCTCTACAAGACGCACTACAAAGATCAGTTACAGAAGAGTTTACTGAAGGCCCTACTCCAGCAGACCAAACCTACCAATTAAAAGGTTGGGCTTCAGGTGTAAACACCACAGCTCAAAAGAGAACGATTCTACGAAGATTGGAAAGCATGGCTAATGAGGGCGTTGTTGGAAGGTTCTGGTATGAAGACAGTGCTAAGAAAATCATGGAGCTTGTTAATAACGATGTGGTGGAGGCAGAAAAGATAATTGGACTTATTGCCTTATACAGCCCACAGAACCAAGTTAATCCTAATTTTAAGATGGCTATCAATGCCTACATATCTTATAAGAACAATAATTTAGAGGCCATAGCTGAAATAGGTAGGTTTCCAAAATCACAATCTAAAAAGGCGTTATCTATATTAGAAACAGGTATTGTCCCACAAGGACAAAAGGTAAACAGCTTCTATCAAAACCTTATGTGGGCAGTAAACCCAGCATTGAATAAACCAGTTACTATAGATTTATGGATCATGAGAGCATTTGGATACACTAAAGATGTGCCAACTGAGCTTCAATATAAAACAGCTGAACAGGAGATAACTAAAATATCAAATAAGCTTGGATGGGAACCATGGCAAACACAGGCCGCTATCTGGACATCAATGAAGGCTAGATATGAGTCAGTCAGAGGCCCTATGGTTGCAGAAGCTAAGAAAAAAGGAATAGATACCAATACAGAAAAATTCAGAAAGAAACTTTTAAACAAGGCGTTTAATACTAAAGACTTTACCATCACAAAGTATGACTTTGCTGATTCAGTTAGAGAGAATACAGGCAATATTGTAATGGAAGCAGTGCCAGGATTAAACTCTGGTAACTTGCCTAAAATGATTAATGCGCCCTACAGCGTGAAACAAAACTATCACTACTCTATGGTTAAATCTTTGTATAACATAGATGGTGTGGATGCCATAGCTGATATACTTGGTCTAGGCCAGATAGAGATGTTCAATGCAGTTGGTTCTTATAAGAATCAGACCAATCCATTATCGGCTAAGCCTGTAATTAATCCTTACTTTTTAGAGAAAGAATTTACAATAGATGGAAAGAAGGTTAAGTTTAAAAATGTAGTACCTCAGTCAATACAAGAGCCGTTAGATGATTACATGTCTATGGTTGGTCTGTTATTCCAGCAGGACGCTATGGCCAACAGTACATTTATGAAAGCCTCATCAATTAAAGCATCTAACAGCATGAACTTTATAGGGACTAGACATCTTAGCCCAGAGGAAATGAGTCAAGTTACAGATGCATTATATAAAGAGTTTGGTGTAACAGACTATGTGCCAATTCCATTACCCAACAACACTCCAGGTTTTGCTGTGGTGAACTGGGTTGATGGTAGGATTCTAACAGAGGATAAGAAGATTAATGAAAACTACAGACAGCCATGGGGTGGTATAGAGAATAAAGAATTTCATAAGAAAGTTAAAAAAGCTCTTGCTAAAATAGACATAAAAGACTTAAATTTACGTATAGGATACTCTGCGCAAGCAGGCAACTTAATAGAAGGAGGCAAGAATGGTAAAAATTACATCAGAAAAATTAATGAAAGCAGACGATCCGATGCTCTCTGGGAGTTCTATAATAACACCTATCAGAAGATCAACCAAATCAACGAAGGCTTCTCCGAAAAAGGCCTCGGCAAAACCAAAAAGTTAAAGAAACACTCAGGTGTAACATATCAGCTTGACAAGTTAAAGAAACCCAACAAGCCTGGGCCTTTAACCTTACAACAAAAATTATTCTTCCAAAATACAGCAGTTAAGAACCGAAAAGGTGGTGTTCGTATGATTCACCATGGAACCTGGTTGCCTATGGGATACAGCCCTTTTGAAGTCTTTAACAAAACGAGCGATATTGGATTCCATTTTGGAACATGGGGACAGGCTAAATCTAGATTGAGACAACAAAGAGGTAATCTACCTCCAGGAACCGCTCCGCATATATACAATGTTTACTTGAACATCCAAAATCCTTTGGAGTTACCAGACCTTGGCGACTTTGGAGACCCTCAAACTCTGCATAGACAAGTTAAAGACGTTGTTAGTCCTGAAGCATATAAGTCTCTAGAGAGATACCTTAGAGCTGAAGATATACAGAAGTATAGAATGGCTTGGAAAGAAGCTCTTAAGAGGGAGGGCTACGATGGTGTGATGTACATCAACCAGTATGAAAAGCCACTTCCAGAGGAATCAATGGATCCAGAAAGATTAAAAGAATACAGAGGACACCAGAAGCTGGTAGAGGATGTTATATTTGATGTGTTTGATATAAACATACCTTATGATGAATTTAATCAGCAGTTAGGTGATTCTAACCAAAACACACCTTTCCAATCTTATACGCAGACCATGGCTAGAATTGAAGAAAAGTTAGGCCCTGAAATGGTATCAAGAGTTAGAGACTCCCAGGCAAGAATATCAGAGCTAGACAAATGGTCTAGAAAAGAAGGTAATGTAATGTCCTATATAGCATTTGATGCTAATCAGATTAAGGATGTTAACAATAATTATCCTACTGACAATACAAACATTACCTATCAGCTTGAAAAAATTAATGCAGCCGAATATAAGAAGAAGAAGGCTATGGAAGAAGCTAAAAATAAAATCAGAACGCAGAGCGCTAAAGATAAAAAGCTAGACGTAAAAAGCTTTATTAGAAAAAGAAGAGCCTATCTGGACACAAAAAAATATGAACTGATATTATGGGCAAGAGAATTAAAAGAATTAACAACAGAAAAAGAGAGAGAGCTTATTCCATTTCTCATAGAGGGAACAGGAGTACCAAAAGAATTAAACAGACCTGACCTTGAATCAATGATGGCTGACCAGGAGATTATTGATAGGCTAAAACCTATTGTTAAAAACGTAAGAGCTAAATATAATGAGATATGGAAGCTCATGGAAGATATAAATGAAGACCTAACTGATAAGCAAGTAGAAAATTATGTAACACACGTTTGGGATATACCTAAAAATGATGCTGTAAGTACCGCAGGTCAATGGTTCGCCATTCAGAATAAATTTTTACAAAAAAGATACATACCTACATTAGCTGAGGGCATCTCAGAATTAGGCTTAAAACCAAAGATGTTAGATATTGCAGATATAGTAGCCGTGTATGGAAATATAGCTTATAACACTATAGCCAACAAAAAATTCGTAGAGGACATAAGGACAATAGAGAACCAGGGCTACAAACTAATAACATCTGATGAGGTTCCAGGCTGGAAGACCTTACAACACCCAGTCCTTAAGAAGCCAATGGGTGGTTACTACCATGTTCACCCAGATATTATTCAACCACTAGAGGTGGTGCTTGGATCGAGATTTGAAAGCCCATTTATATCAGCCTTAGAAGCCATAAATGGAACCCTTAAAAAATTACAGTTAAGTCTCTCACTATTCCATCACCTGGCACTAAGTGAAACAGGAGTTGCACAGATTGGTATATTCAAAACATTAAAAATAATCAATCCATGGGCTATGGCCTGGAGAGGTTTCCTTAAAGGTGATAGCCTGGCATGGGAAAAAACAGATGTTGTTAAGGATGGTTTAGCTCATGGTCTACAGCTGGGAGCAAGTGAAGATATAAATGTAGAAAAAATTCAAGGAGCTTTAGATAATTTTGTAAGAAGGGTTGAGAAAATCCCTGGTGTGGGCAATGTTGCTGCCAATGTACCTAAACTGTTAGCTTCCTTTAATGAGAAATGGGATAGCGCTTTATGGAGTTGGTTACATGACGGCTTTAAGATTTTAGGCTATGAACAACATGTAAGTAATCTTGATCCAAATCTGTCAGCGGAAGAGCTAACTAAACAGAAGAATGAAATAGCAGCCTTTATTAATGATTCATTTGGTGGTCAGAATTGGGATATTTTAATGACAACACCTAAAACTAGACAGATAATGGGGTGGTTCTTACTGTCACCAGATTGGTTGACATCTACTATGAGACAGTTTGGTTCTTTGTTTGGAATTGGGGCGGCTCATAAAGAAACCAGAAAGAAAAGAATAAAGACAGGCGCTATATTCTGGTTTAAGGCTGCGCTTTATTTTGGGGTAGGTATGAACGCTCTTAATTGTTTAAATAGAAAGTCTGACTATAAAAAGAATCCTAAGCTGTATCCAGAGGGTGAACCTGGATGGCCAGATTGTACCATGTACGGAAACACAATAGGAAACCAAACTTATTTATTCTCTGGTAGAAATGAAGACGGCACTGAAAAATATATCAGATGGGGTAAACAGTTTAGAGAGTTTCCAGAATTATTATACGATGATACAGGATTTAGCCCAGTAACAGCCGCAAAGAAAAAACTCGGAAGCAAGCTTTCTCCTGTAGTTCAAGAAGCAGCTGTCCTTACAACCAATAAAAGTGCGAGTGGATACACCATGAGAGATTTAGAAGGCCTTAAGGGGTGGGATTGGACGATAGCTTACATTAAACGTCTTCCTACAGTAGCGCTACCATTCTCCACACAGAAGAAAATTAAATCTGCGCTTGGAATACAGGATGTGGATTGGAGCTGGACAGATTTATTTATGCCGTCTGGTAAGGGAATGACTAACTACAAAGCTACAGAACTTTATAAGCAGGCTATTGCAGAGGCTATAGAAACAGGCGATCCTCAAATGATTAAGGAGGTTTACTACGCTTGTATAAAGAACCAAATGGATCCATTAAAACCATTTAAAGCTGCTACATCTGCATTATCTGCTGAGAAATCAAGGTCTGTTAATGAGCTTAATGATACAATAGAGGACTGGACAAACACATTGAAGCAGGCTATAAAAGATGGTGACAAAACTGGTGTTGATAGAGCAAAGAAGAAGATAAAAGATCTGGTTAAAGAAAAAGTAAACATAGAAAATTACGAAGTTTCTTGGATGCTAATGCAGAAGGAGTTTATTAAATTCCAGAAAAAATATCCAGAGATGTATAAAGATATTAAATTACTTCCCTTGAAGTGATAAAAAAAGCTCCATAGCTGATAGTTCCCCTATGCTATGGAGCTTTTATTACCTACCTACTCTATTTAAAAAGGAATATCCTCTTCTGAGTCTGAATAGTGTACTGTTTTTGCAGGCTTACCACCAGAGGCCATAACATCATCACTCTCGTGTTCAGTCATGGTTGGTTTCTCATAGGGCTGGGCTTTAATATTTAGATATTTCTTACCAGCATGGTCACCTTCTTTTACCTCGTTAATCCAGGCAGCTAAACTAATCAGGTCACCCTTCCAGTTTAGCTTACCAGTATAATCTGGGGCAGTGTCTTTAGTTTTTTCATTCTTCCAAAGACTTCCTTTCCCATCTTCTAGCTTATAGGCCATAATTACTCCTTTATTATTTCACGTTTTTTTCTTCTGAAGGATGTGTCTTTAAACTTCATGATTGTGAACATCTCTTCTATTCTATCGACTACTCTTGATCCATATTTTTCCATCAATTGTTTTTGATTTAAATTTGTTGTAGCTACTGTCCAGCAAGGAGTATTCTTTGCTTGACATGTTTTAATATAATCGTAACGCTCTTCCAACATTCCCCCTATATATTCATTAGCTGAAGGCGTGGAAGGTCTCTCATCACCTATATCATCTATAATAGTGTATCTTGATTTAAATTTGTTTTCTCTTCCCTTCATAGCAGCATATATATCTGTGTAATTGGAATTTAAAAGACTTAGATACTCTCTGTAGAACGTTCTTACCTTTATAAAGTAAGGGGCATCGATAGTGGTTCCTTTTAACCTAGCGGCATAGTCATGTGCAAGTAGAGTAGCTAGCAATGTCTTTCCGCATCCAGCGTTTCCTATAAACAGGTACTGATAGGGTTTATCAGAAGCTCTATCTTCATCAATCCTCTTGAGTATGTTCGGATTGTTCCTCTTGTAATCCTTCGGTAGATATTCTGTCACTTTGTTCGCCATATTTTATTTCTCCTATTAATATTTCTGTCCTTGGATAATCTCCATATACCTTCATAGCCTTTATCTGAGATACTTGGCTATCATCTTTAAAAAAAATTTCTCTGCCTAATGCATCCATCACAAATTTTAAAAGATTATCTGTGTCTGGTCTATATGTGTGATAGTAAGGTGCGTCATGCTTTAATGAATTGAAATGCTTACCAGATTTAAAGTGTTTTTTAGGTCTAGGCATAGTAAACCTTACCTTTAAGGCAATTGGCCCCAAAATGGGATGTTCTGGGGCCTGTTCACGTACTAACGAAAGGAAGGTCGTCTTATCTTTTTTAGATGGATCGTACGTAAAACCTCTGCCAAATCTATGTCTCTTCTGTGATTTAGGTATGCCTGGAACCACAATCTTAATTGTATTTTTTAAATTTTCCACGGTATATTCTGAAGTTTTTTTTTGTACTCCTCTTGGTGTGCATGTCTAATCTTATACTTTTCACCTCTTAATTCTTCGTTCTGTTCTTGTAGCTTCCTT